CCTGATCAACTTGGCTTATTCCCTGAATGGCTTGACGAGCAGGACGGGTGCGAGTCGGGATATTGCATGACGTGATGTTTGCATAAAAAAAGGGGGCCTTTCGGCCCCTTTTCTGTCGTAACTTCGTCTTCACGCAGCTTTTACGTAAGCCACTCCGCGATAAACGAGGGTGACACGTTGTGCAGTTTGCAGGGCAGCAGCCTTTTTCTGGCGAGCCTGGACCAGGGCGAGGAAGTTCATTTGGGATCTCCAAGGAAGCGGCCCCCGTTGCCTGGCCGCGATACATGCACCCCCAGCGACGAGGGTCAACGTGTTTTCAGTATAACTTGACACAGGAAACGCGTCGCCCTATTTGCGTTCACTCCAATAAATAACGGCACCTTGCTTCTCAAGATTCTTCCTGACATGCTTGGCGTCTTCGATCTTCACCCAAAGCTCGTGGTGGCTACCACCAAGCTTGTATCGGAGGTAGACCACGGTATCAACAATCGTACATGCGGCATTCGGGCTCCCAAGGCCCTTCTGTAGCGCAATACTTCTCCCAATGGTGCTCTCGATGGTAAGTGGCCGCAGCGCTGACATAACGTTCATCAGCTTGTCGAGCCTGGTCGGAGTCTTCTCCGAAAACGCTGACCATATCGGTGAGCATTTCAGAAGCATCGATCAACTCTTTAACCAAGCGATGGAGATGTTCTTGATCCATACTTGTTTGCCTCCACTTTTCAGGCTAGTCCTCTTTCTGTTGTACAACGAACTTTTTGAGGAGATGCTCAAGTTTCTGCAGTTTTGGTAGCAAGCGCGGCTTATACAGATGTTCGGCGTTAAGAAGTTGCAGGGCAGTTTGATTATCTACTTTCAAAAGAGCTACCAAGAATTTCGCTTCTTCGTAAGTAAGTCGAAGGTCTTCCACTTTGTCATGAGATAGAAAAATGCCTACAAATACTAGAGGAACTGATCGAGCCAGTTGACATCATCGTCTTTATTGGCGGCAAACAATGCAGCAGCCATCGCGAAAGCATGGTCATCAATTCCTGTCTGCTTGCCACCACTGACAGACCATTGTCCACCACTTCTGTAGGTGACATTAAGGTTTTTGATTTCGTTCAAAGCCTTCTCGTGGGGATAGATGTTGACAAGACCAGCGTTGAACAATTCTCTCATCTTTGAGAATGCTTTTGTCTTCGAGCTAAGTGTCCACGTCAACTCTTCAATAGGCAGTTCTCCGGCAAGACTTTGAATTGTTCCTGCACTGTTGTACTGGTCCATCACGATCTTGTCGAAAACGTAGAGAGAGTGATGCTCTTTGATCCAGTCTTCGACCATGCTGATATTGACTTCTTTCCTTCCATTGATCTCAAAATCAGCCGCAAAGGTGTGAAACTTGTCAACAACTAGCGTTTGACCTTCAAAGTGGACGATGCAGGCCGTGTAGTTGTCTCGCCCGACCCCGCCTCTGGCTGGGTCCAAGGCCAGGACATAGGTGCCTTGAAAATCTGCGCGGGGAGGAAGCGAGAGGCGCTTATCGTCAACACAAGCGTCAACCACATCACTTGCAACGAGAGCCGAGAGATTTGTTGCGAATTGCGCCCCATATTCAACCTTGAATTTGTCGGGATCACGCTCGCGTTCCATTTGCAGGAACTCTTTGCTGATCGTGGGATTCATCTCCCACGTAGGCAGATTAACGGCTTGCAGGTATGGAAAGCGGCCTGAAGCCGCTTCCTTGAAATGTTGATAGAAAAGTCCGTCCGTAAGCCATGGCGAGGACAGTTCAAGGATCTTGCCGTGGCCTCCGAACTGGGCTACTGCCGGCGAAAGAGCGTCGTAAATGCCCTTTCCGCCGCTGTTTGCATCTCCATCCACTGCAAACGCAAGCTCATCGAAAACACAAGCACAGCAAGCGAGGCCACGAGCCGCTCGTCCCGAAGTAGGGATTGCTTTGAAAACACAGCCATTGGACATCTCCAGTTGGTCGGCAGTTTCGCGCACAATCTCTTGTGCGAACGGACTGTCGAGAATAAGTTGACGAATGTTATTGAGAGCAATACGACTCTGATCCTGACTGTTCGCCACTGTCAGGACATACCACCTTTCCCCTTTTCTCACTCGCTTCTTGTACTTGTCCTCAAGGACGAAGCAGATATAGACGCAGGCAACTGCTGCCATCAACGTCTTGCCAGAACGTCTGCCTAGAGCCCAAGTGGCTTGAGTGTATCCTCCATTGAAAAAACTGTCGAGGATTTCCGCTTGCTTCGGGTACAGCTTTAGCTTTAACGCGTGTTGTGCGAAATCACTACAGAGAAGCATCTGACACCTTGCTCTTCAATGAGAGCATAGGAGAGAGGTGTGCTTTAGGAATTGCATAACAAGGCCGGCCTTTTACGTACTCTTTGATGAATTGATCTTTCATGGCGAACGTGCCGGATATCCATCCGTGCATTAGAACTTCTTTGTTTTCGACAGTGACAAGTACAAATGTCTTACTGGGGTCGTCATCGAGTTGAACTAGAAGGTCGTAATAGTGACGCCCTCTGGTCTTCACATCAATACCTAGCGGTAGATCCGCCGAACCCCGCTGCGGCGTTTGATCAAGAAACACTTGATCCTCCATCCCAAGGAAAGTCGCAACAGCCAGCTCGCCGCCTGCCCCAAGCTCGTGGTATTTCAATGCCAGCTCCCCCAGGGCCGGACCTTTATTTCGTCCCTTCAGTTGAAGAGTTTCGTTCGTCGATTGGCGACGAGACGCTTCTTTTTTGATTCGTTCTTTCTGATCGTCTGTCAGATAGGTGCGAACGGCCTTAGGGAAGTAGGACGTGGTCATATGCACAAGGTGTGACTATGTAGCCAACATGTTGCATCCATAGAATAGTGATAGTCACCTTCTTTTGAAGGGTTTAGTTCTTAGAAAATGGCAGACGCAACTGGTTCTGACATGGTCGATTTAGGCCATAGCAATGAAGCCGGCATTCGTGCTGATGGTCTTCAAAATGTCTTTACTGGCATGGGAACTTCCCGTGACAAGACCACTAAAACGAAGGTGGATGCCATCGCCTTCATGCCAAAAGAAGACCTTGAAGGTCTTTACGTGCATTGGCTAATGCGTCGTGTTGTGGATCTTGTGGCAGACGAGGCCACCAGGGAGGGTTTCGAGATCCTTTTTGGTGGGGAAGGTGTGAACGCACAGACGCTGTCAGGCGTAGAGCAGGCCATTGAAGACCTTGAAATCCTGCACAACTTCAATCATGCAGCTAAAACTTCTCGTCTTTATGGCGGTAGCGCCATTGTTCTGTACATCGACGACGGCCGTCGCGCTGATCAGCCTGTTGATGTGAACGGCATTCGCGCCGTTGAAGGCATGGAGGTGCTTGATCGCCACCAGATTGCCCCGGTGATTGACGAAGAAAGTCTCTATGACTATTCCAAGCCGACGCACTATCAGATCATTTCAGGCGATCTGATTCAGCAGCCCAATCTCATTCGCATTCACAAAGATCGCATTCTGCGATTTGACGGCATCTGGCTTCCTTATCGCGTCCGCCAGAAAAACTACGGCTGGGGCATGAGCGTGCTGCAGAGCGTGTACGAAAGCTTCAAGCACTACTACACGGGCACCTCCTCCATGGCGACCCTCCTCACCGAATTCGACGTGTTCGTTCACAAGGTGAGAGGTCTCTCCTCGATGCTGGCTGCTGGCAAGGAAACTCAAGTCAAGAACCGCCTGGAACTAAACGACATGAGCAAGAGCATCTATCGCGGCTACGCGATTGATGCGGAGAAAGAAGAACTGTCTTTCGTTGGTCGTCAATTTGGTGGTGTTTCGGAGATTTTGGAGAAGCTTCGCATTGATGTGATTGCCGCTTCCGGTATTCCTCACACCCTTCTGTTCGGCCAATCTCCTTCTGGTCTTGGTGCAACTGGTCGCAGCGAAGAGCGAGATTTTGCCAAGACTTGTCACCACTACCAAGAACAAAACTTCCGCAAGCCTTTGATGAAGTTGATGCGGTATGTGATGGCAAGCCGCACTGGTCCTATCGAGGGAGAGCAGCCCGACAACTGGCGCATTGGATTCAAACCGTTGTTTGAGATGAATGAGCGAGAACTGGCAGACGTTCGCGCTCGTGTTGCCGCCGTGGATGCTCGATACATTCAAGTGGGTGTCCTGACACCACAGGAGGTTGCAGATTCTCGCTTCGGGAAGTCTGAATACAGTATTGAGACAACGATTGATCCGTCTATCGAGCGTGAGGTGCCCCAGAAAGCTCAAGAGGGTGATGTTCCTCCTGGTGGCCGCGATCCTCTTGACCAGGCCAATGGATCACTCCCTATTGAAGGCACGCGGAACGCAACAGATAGCCAGGAGGTGGCGGATCAGGGAGAAGCGGGACTCCACCTACCCGGAGATTTGGAGCACGTTCGTGGAGATGTGAAGTTCACGGACAAGGCTTTGCATTCCAGGGCCGTGTCTGCCGCCAAGGCAAAGTTCAAAGTATGGCCCAGTGCTTACGCCAGCGGTTATGTAGTGCAGCGCTATAAGGAAATGTACAAGCGCAAGCATGGTTCTCTTTCTGGCGCTTTCAAAAACGACAGTGGCGAAGTCACTTCCGACGACCTTGGCAAGTGGTTTAAGGAGAAGTGGGTGCGTATTGGTGCTAACGGTGAAATCCTTGGACCTTGCGGAGGTCGCGGAGAGAAGGAGGGAAAGCCTAAATGCCTGCCGAAGGCAAAGGCGCAATCCCTATCAAAAGAAGAGCGCCAGACGCTAGTCGCCAGAAAGCGCCGCAAAGATCCCGACGCTAATCGCAAGGGCAAGGCCAAGATGGTCAGCAGCAAGGTTGATGCAAAAGACCCTGCAGCTCATGCTCACAAAACCGCAAAAGAGGCGGAGCTGGATGCAGAGAAGCTGGGCTGCAACGGACACCACGTCCATCAGACAGACGATGGTCCCGTGTACATGCCCTGTTCGACGCATGAGGTGTTTGAAAAGGTTCATAAGGAAGTCCTTGCCAAAAAGGAAGACGCCATTGAGCCAATCGAGGCTCAGGGTTTAATTCTGGCCGACGTTGACGAAGCTTCTCTGATTACTGAAGAAGATATCGATGCAGCACTAAACCAATGGCGAGCCGAGGCTCCAGAACGTTTCAAGGACATGCTGGAGGCCGAAGATGTTGAGCCCACTAAGTGATCCTTGGCCTCGCTTCGATGCAACTTGGAGCTATGACCCGCTGTCTGGGCGCTATCGGCGCCCAAACGGTCAATTCATGAGCAATAAAGCTGTCGTCTCACTTGTGGACGGCAGAATTGACACATTGGGAACCAACTTGCGTCGATTCACGGAGATGCTCGTCGATGGAAACATTACTTTGGATCAGTGGCAAGGAAGCGTTAGGGCATCCCTCAAAAATGCCCACATTCAGGCAACTGTCCTTGGCCACGGCGGCAGGTCTGGTATGGGGCCTAGAGAGTATGGCCGAATCGGCCAAAGGCTTCGTGCGGAATACACTTATCTCGAACGCTTCGCTCGCGATATTGTGGCTGGCCGCGTTTCTGGTGCCATGGCTCTTGCTCGTGTGCAGCTATACGCTGAGTCTGTACGTAGCAGTTACTGGGAAGGAACCACGATTCGACAAGAGAAACAGGGCTACTCAATGATGCGGCGAGTGCTAGATGCTCAAGCCAAGCATTGTTCTGATTGCATTCGTTACGCCTCCATGGGACTCAGACCAATCGGCAGCCTGCCGCTGCCTTCTCAAAGGTGTGCTTGCGGTGCTAATTGCAAGTGCTCGGTTGAGTACAAGAGGGGTGCCGGAATCAACGTTACTGTCTAAGTTTCATCTCTAAGATGGCGCTGAACGAGACGGTTTCATGGCGAAGATTCTGTACTGCGGTGACTGTGCAGTTCAAACAGGTTTTGGACGAGTAGCTGAAGGATTGCTGCCAATTATCTCGCAAGAGCATGAAGTGGTTGTTCTTGCTGTGAACTACTGGGGAGATCCTCACAATCTCCCCTACAAGCTTTATCCGGCGATGCTGGGCGGCTCTGATCCTTTTGGGACTCATCGCATCGCAGAGATTTTGGAGAAGGAAACTCCAGACATGGTGATTGCTGTCAACGACATCTGGATCATCAATCAGCTATGGGAGAAGGCTAAGCCTGTCAAAAAGCGACTCGATTTCAAGTGGTATGGATACTTTCCGACTGACAGTTACGGATTCTTTGCTGACGTGTTTACTCCTGCGAAGGAGTGGGATGGCATGGGCACATACACGCAGTTTGGCCTAAAAGAGGTTCGTAAGGCGAA